TCTTCCAAAGTATCTAAATGCACACGTGATGCACCCTCACTACTTGATTCTGAAATAATTTTCTGACCTAATGTTTCATAGATAGGAATCTTATTATACTTGGTATGTAACTCCTTTATGTTTTCGATAACGTACCTAAAGGAGTTATTATCAAAAAACTTTGTTTCTAAAACATCAATAATAGTCTCCCCAAATTTCTTGTCCTCAATAATCGCCTTAATCAACGATTGTTGAAAGGAAAACCCTAGATGCCCAAAATTTCTTTCTTCCATAGTAATAATAATAAATTTGTTTTTAAAGTTGGTAATTTAAATAAGTTGTTTCCAATTCGTCAGATGATAAAATGTCCGTTAAGTTACCTAACATTCTTTTTAATTTTGGACGAATATCTACCGTATATCTCACCTTAGGGTGGTAGTAATAAGCAGGAAATACTCTTTCAATAAATACATCGTCACCTAACTTTATTTGCAATAAAAAGTTCTCTTTATCTTTGCCTGAATTATCTTCCACATAGTCCGAAGATTGGAAAAAATTCTGATTTTCACATAGATAATCGGAACTTTTTATTTTTAAATCTTCACTTATTTCCTCACAAATATTTTTAACATAATAATACATATCCATAGAGCGACGAGCTTTAGGATTGTGGTCTACTACGTTAAAAAATCTTTGGCAAACGATGTTCTTTTCTAATGTTAATAAGAACTCGAATTTAGTAATTGATTGTTCGTTACTCATAGTTTTTAATTTTAATAATTCTTTTATTTTTTTCTTTTCTAGTTAATCTAAGGAATGGGTTTAGAAAAATAACAAACTTGTCATCCGATTTTGGTAATATATTATTAATCCCATCTTCTGTCATCAACCTCATTGCGTTTTTATATGACCTACCTTCTTGGTCAAGATTTTCCACAATTAATTCGTTGATGCTTTCCTTGGCTTCATCGGTTAGAATCGGTTCATCTAAGTTAACTATTTTATTGTTAATTTCAAAAAATTCTTCGCCGAAAACACCGTGTTTTGTAACGCCGGTTAATAAGTTTGTGATTAGTTTGTTGTTTTTATCTTTCTCAAATATTTCATTACTTTTTTTAATAATGTCACCTAAAGAAAGTTCTTCTGTTTGGATTTCAGGAAACAAGGATATTAATCTCTTGATGCCCATGTTTTTAATGCCCGAAATATTATCCGAGGAATCACCACACAACATCTTAATAACTTTAACATTTTCAATCAAGACATCTTCGTGTTGGTACTTGATGGTATCTTTTTTTGTGTAAAGTTTATGATGTGATGGGTTGTAAATTTTTGTGTTTTCCGAAACAAGTTGTGTTAAATCTCCGTCCGATGAATAAACAATCATGTTCTCATTTGGGGAGTTTTTTGTGTAGTAAGCAATACAATCGTCAGTCTCACAGTATTCGTACTCACCTTGGCGAACAAATAGCTCCTCAAGGTATTGTTTGATTCTGTCTCTTTGGTAATTATAAGAGTTTAACTCTTCTTCTGAACGTAAACGACTTTTACGGTTCTCCTTATAAAGATGATAAATCTTTTTTCTTGATTGGGAACCTTCTTTACCATCCCAAAAAACTACGATTTTATCCAAATGATAGGTTTCAAATGACTTTCTAAGGGTATTGAGGAAATGATATATTCCCCCAATATGATTTCCCTTATAAAAGAAGTTTTTACACCCGTAAAATCCGATTGTTAATAAATTGTCGCCGTCGACAAGTAAAACGGACATTTTGTTTAATTTAAATTGTGAAACTATTCTTCGTCTGAATCATTTGCGTCCGCAACATCTTCGAATTTGATATCTTTTAAGTCAGATACCTTCTCACCAAACAACTTGCTAATATAATCTAAGTTATCTTTAACATATTGTTCACGTGAAATTTTTTCTTCAGCCGTTTCTTTTGCTCTCAAAAATCCGTGTGGTGTAACCATAATCTTACCATCAGCAAACGCAATACCGTTAACGTGGTTTTTCATTACTGAGATTTTACTTCTCGTAGCCACACTAATAGTTCTTTTGTTTTTTGTAATAGGTATTTTAGTTGTACCTGCGTTCTTTTGATTACCAAATAAGAAAACTAACGTAGAGTTCAAGTAAATTGCTTCACCACCTTTAGCTTTAATTTTTGGTTGTCCATAGATATTGTCCGGTAACTCAACCCAAGGTTGATTGACAATAATCAATGTGTTTGTGTGTGGTTTCTCAGAACGACGAGAGCCTGAGATACGTTGATTGATACCCATACCAATTTTGTCAGCCAAAGCTGCCGCGTTGTGTTGTTTACCACCTTTACCCTCAAATGTCATCTTACAAGGTACAGAACCCACCGAATCCCAAAGGAATAACAAGTCATAAGGAATATTTCCCTTATCTTGTGCGTCCATCAATTCATTCATAAAGTCTGTAATCTGTTCAATGTAGTCAAAGTCGTTCTTAAAAATATAAGGACCCGAATAAGTTACCTCTCCCGTTTCAGGGTCAACTTCTTGTTCTACAGGGATACCCATAATCCTTGCGTGTTCAAAATCAAACTTTTGTTCTGTGATAATAAACACAGGTAACATTCCTTTTTTAACACCGTCAGCAGCCGCACCTAATAGTGCAGTTGTTTTACCAGTATCGGAATGTCCTAACAACATGTTAATGTGACCAATCGCAGGACCGGGGATACCCGTCGCATCCAAGAAAGCATCACCTAAATCTAAGAACCTATCAGCCTTAAATGTAGTTTTAGTCGAATATTTGTTTACAACATTCGCAATGCTTGAAAAATCTTGTTTTTTAATAGCCATGTATTTGTTTGTTTAAAAATGGGGTGGATATTTCACCACCCCGTGATACTAAAACGGCAACTCTTCGTCAATATCATCATCCGCTTGTGGGTCAACCACTGAAGGTGTTGGTACCGATGGTGCAGGCGCTTGTGGTGCCGACGGAGCTTGTGGAGTGAAGTTTTCTTCACCTGTTGTATTAGATGCCCACTTACCTAAGTTAGAGTCCCAACGAGGTGTTTCACCCTTTGCAACCATATCTAAGTAGTCTTCACCTTTCTTAGAATAAACATCTGACCAAGTTAATTCATCATTAGACCAAGTGCTTGCGATGTTTTCATCTGTATGTAAAGGTCCTTTATCTTCAGGAATTACTGAGTTGATTGTTGTGTACTCTTTACCTGTACCCGCTTTAGTTAAAGCCAAAGATAAGATTAAGTCACGACCCTCAGTAACACTTGTGATGTCACCTTTATTACGGAAGATTGGGATAATTTTATCCAAGATACCATCTCCTTTTGCGTTGTGTTTAAATCTCCAAAACTTAACACCATCGTTTTCATTATCACGGTCGATAACTTTTACAATGTAGAACTTACGAGAACGGTACGTTCTTGCTAACTCACGGTCAGCTTCGATACCTGTCATCATTAACTCTTCATAAATCTCGTTTAATGGAGAACGTTTTCCATCTTGTTTAGGGTCGAATAATTTCACCCATTTTCCATCCACCTGTACTTCGTGGAAGTATACCTCAACAAATGGTGAAGAACCATCTTTTGTAGGTAGAATACGAATACGTTTTTCCTCACCCTTAGAACCTTTCGGTAATACGGTTGTGAAATACTTCTTCATACGGTCCTCTGAGGACACACGATTTGCGTTGCCGCTTGCGGCGTTCTTGTTTTTCTCGTACTGTGCTAGTACTGCGTCAAATGTAGACATAATTAATAAATTTTAGTTATAGGTCAAATATAAATAAAAAAACCCGAATTGCGAAATCCGGGTTAATTATTTTTAAAATATTTTTTTAATAAGATTACCAGCTAATGGTATATCTTGGGTATGTTCCCATAGTATCAAAAGATTCACTAACCGTATATCCATACTGTTTAAGTGTTGTAATCATCGCAGGATTAATTTTACCTCCATCAACTATTATTGTGTATAAACCCTGAGCGGTTGCTCCGGTTACTAAACTATCAATATATGATAGTGAACTTGTTGCCGTATTTGATGCAATTCTTGCTGCTGACCCTGATATCATTTTTTATATTTTTTTATTCTAATGTTAATAAATAACTTAATTTATATAATAATCCCAACATTTCATCACGAAGATTAAGTAGATTAGTATCGACTGAATCGAATTGATTAGTGTATTGGATTAACGCTTCTACAACTGTACTAACCATTTGTTCAGGTTTTAACTCTGAAAGATTGGAAAGTGTTATTGTGTTTGTCTCATCACTTAATTTGAATCGACCGTACTTACCCATGGCTTGTTCCATGAAATCATCCACTAACTCATTTAATTCACCGTAAGTTTTATCAAACGCTTTGTGTCTTGCAAAACCTTTAGTTTGCCAGTGAATTACTTTTAATTGAGCTAACAACCCCAAAAATAAATTTACATTAGAATCTAAAGTCATCTTCTTCGTCTGTTTGATTAAATGTATCTCTTAAAGTTTCAGGTGTGTAATCTTGAACTTCGTCTTTTGTTAAAATGTATTCATTTTTACCCGATGCTCTCATTTCACTTTGTTTATTTGCAAAAAACTCTTGTGGTTTTTGGTTAAATGGATATGAGTCTAAAGAACGCATTTCTAATTTCTCCACTTCAGTCTTTGGTTTCATTTGTTGAACTTGAGTACCTAATTGGTCAATCTTAGCCATAACTTGGTCCATTTGAGTAAGTTTTTGAGAAAGGTCATCTAACTTAGTGAACACATCATCCATTTTTGTTAAAACTTGTGAGTGGTCATTTTGGTTACCTTCGATATCTTTCTTCAAACTTTTAGTCATGTTAACTAAATCAGTAATGTCGATTTCTTCAGTATCACCACCCATAGCATCCGGTGCAGGTGCATCCATTGGTGCGGGTGCTGATGCATCTAATGCGGGGTCAGCAGGTGCCGCAGCATCTAATGCTGGGTCTAC